AATTGTTTATTTCTGATTTTATATGGTGAAATTATTTACATGGTCTTCCATACACGAACAAATCTATCCTTCCCGGCATGACTTTGGCCTCAATGTACCAACAGGATATAGAAAAACCACCGCTGTCAAGACCTTCAGTGTTGACTCCCATATTCCATCTGTTGTATCTGGCAGATACACCAAAAGGTTGTCCAATTACAGAGTAATCTTCATGCCCCATATCCATATTGAAACGTATCACAGGATGATCTACGTCTTCACTAATACTGTGTGTTATCGAAGCCGGTATTCCATTTCCCCACACGACGCGTGCGCCGTGAGTGTAGGTGTTATTGGCGAATGTACATGTGTAACGAATGATACCGAGAAGCCCCGGCATGCACCAATGGTCTCCCGGATTCATATTCCAGTCACATCCTCCAATCGCTTGTATACAAAGATTAGCGTATCCTCCCGTGAGATTACGTTTCATCGTACTGCCGGTAGAAGCAAGGGAAAGAACAGTATGCTCGTCATATTCTTCTCCGGTATATGACATCATGGATACTGACTTCCTCCCTGCTGACAAAGGGAGGGCATTACCCAGACTCGCATAACGTTCGACATATTTGCCGGAAGTGGTTCCTTCCCGCTTTTGCATCTTTATATAGCAATCCCGGGTACCGTCATTTATCAAACCATAGGAATTTATATCAAATCCACCGATCTTGCCACCGGTAGCGGTCATATTGTTTAGCACAATATCATTTGCCGTCACGTTATTTAGTATTGCATCTTTAGCCGTGATATTGTTTAAAGTCAGATTTCCGGCTTCATCGACAAAAAATGTATTATTGGCCACAATGTTGCCGTTGAACCTAATCTGATCTGCGGATATCACTGCGTTCGATATCAATCTTCCTGCATCATCTTCCGTGATGAATGTACTGATCTCAGCCCTCTTTACGTATCCGTCAGCTTCGGCTTGTTCGGTAAACAACTGAGTGAAACCTGATTCAGTAACAAGGCCGGACGTGCTGATATTACTGACATGACCTTCCGCGTCAAAGGTTATCTTTTTAGATAACAGTACATTGAAATCATCGGTAGTTACCAATCCGCTCGTATTAATGTTTGTGATATTACCGGAATTATCAAAATGGATTCCTTCTACAAGAGCGGCAATAGAATCCTTCGTCACTTGGATAACAGCCGTGTTTTTATCTGCCGTTTCCAGCGCACCTCTTGCGATCCCTAATGCGTTCAATGCATCCTGAGCAGCATCATACGCATCGCTGATACCTTGATTGGCTAGCCTTTTTGCCGCTTCGATGCCTTCCTCCGAATCCGTTACGGCTGCGAGTATCCGGTCACCTAAATTCTCAAGATAGGCAGTGGTAGCCGTTGAGCTAGGTTGCCAGTGTTTTATAGAGAAGGTTGTTCCTTTTGCCTTGGCAGTGATGCAGACGAGAGAGTCATTCTTATAAGAGATGCCTTCGCCGGAATAGGTCGCATTCGCCCACATATCGCCGATATCATAAACATCAGAATCCTTTGGCTGGGATACAAATACTCGTCGTTTCCCATCAGCAGTGTCCTGAGCCTTGGATGCATCTTCCAGTGCCTTCAGCGTCAGATGGTCCGTTATGTCATTCCAACTCCATGAACTGTCATCCGGTTCGAATCTGTATCCATGTCCCGTCAGACGATTATAGAACATGTCCTGCTCATGCATGGTTTTAAGTTCGTCAGTAGTCCAATCGGATGCCGGCAGGTTCTCCAGCGTGGGATCGTAGTCAAAGAACCACAGAGTGTATTCTTTATCCGTCTGTTCTTTGACAAGGTCCATGTCCGCCTGCAGGTCATTAATGGTTTCATCCACATCTTTCCCTGTGGCCTGGTTGATGAACTTAGCGGATATTTCGCTCAGTACAGTGTTCAGGTCGATAAGCGGTTCCGGCATTGTATAGGAGTTGATACCTTTATATATACGAATGTAGGGACCGCCGACTGTTACACTGTCCCAGACGATTGCGCCTTGACGTGCCGGATCTGTTTCGTTACCAAGCTGGACGATATTATCACCCACAGAAGGCACATCACTACCGGATGCGCAATTCGTTTTGGAGAGTTCTATATAATCATCACCACATCCGCTCACATAACGCCAATAAAATGTTGTTCCGGTCTTCAGTGCAAAAGTCTCACTGATAGCAAAATCACCGACTTCAAAGGTATTTCTGACAATCCGTCCTTCGGCATCGGTCGTTTTGAAATAGCATCTGTAAACGTCTCCCCTGTCCTCAACCTTGTTACAGATGATTCCACCATTAGTGTTGTACTGTTTCCCTCCTATATAGGTAGACTGCTGCACTTGTATCTCGTTGATGCTTAACTTTTTTCGTATGTCAACGAAGTCTATATCAAGATGATAATTACCTTGTTCATCTTTATAAATACCGAATCCTGTACTGCCGGTGGAGAAATTATTAGAAATGATGTCACCGACAAGCTTTATCTGTTCGAGCGTGGATGTCCCCTTCGCATTGATACCTTCAAGGAAGGTCATCAGCTTTTCGATTGTTTCGGCTATGTCTTTTCGTACATACCGATCATCATTGTCGTTGTTACTGCCGATAATGGCAAGCTTGAAATGTTTCTTGCCGTCAGTTTCAGGTATGCTGGCATCCTTTACTAGTTTATAAATAGTTCCATTCTCAATGACGGAAACTACTTGTCCGGCATAGGGAACATAAGGCTCCGTGTCTGTATTACGGGCATAGACACGGGCTTCTTCTAAGGTTTCCCACACGTCAGTCGAATCAATAGAATAACCATTGACACGCTTGTATCTGCCGGCGAAACTGCTCCCTTTTATATCTAGTGCCATACTCAATTCGTTTTAAAGGTGAAATTATCTGTTTCGCTGCTTGTCGTAGCCGTACTGAACACATACATCGTATATTCCAAAGGTGTACTTCCATTAGCACCTTCAACACTGATCTTTCGCGGAGTGGCAGCGGAATCCAAATCCATGAAATTATATTGGTATCTCTCCAGTGAAACATCCTTGATGGTACCGTTTGGAATACAGATAACGAAAGTCTTATAATTGCCTATTGTGAACTTGTACGATCCGGCGTCCTTATACAATCCACTGCCTGAAAGTGCCCGCACCTCGGCTGAAGTCGTAGGAACCGAATTACAAACGCCTGCAAACCATTTTCTATGTACATTCACGCTGATTTTGCTGGTCAATTCTTTCTTGGGCAACGAACCATCTTCACTCGCAGCATATATGACTGTAGCAAAATAGGTTTCTCCCTGTGTGTAATTACCTTGCAGTTGTCTCGTTGCTGTCTGTATGCCACCTACTTCCTCAGAAAAAATTAGTTTGTTGTTAGGGTTATTATCATAATAAGCTTGTTCCATAGGACCTTGACCGTTTCGATATGCTGTATAAGTGATATAGCCTTTCTGAGTACCAAATTCGACATCATTAGAAGTCGAAAGTTTCCATTCTAATTTTGCTGAAGCCTTTTGAGAAAGCATATTAATAAAGATCTCTTCCAATGTAGTACCAGAAGGAATTGTATCCCCGGTCTTTATATAGCCTACATTACTGGATGTTACATTTATAGTCTGTATTAACTTTGCGATAGTGCTTCCTCCACTAGAAGAAGAGTTCCCGCTATTAATTACTTGCTGTTTGCTCTTTTCCTTTCGGTATGTAAGAGAGTCGATCTTGTTTTCAAGCTCGCCAATACGAGAATAAGGAGCTGTTTCTCCGACAGTGTATATCGGGGAGTCATAAGGGATATCAAGGTTATATTCAAGCCCTATGATACGAGAGATACGACCTTCTTCAAAGTATGCCTTATTAATAAGGTTCACTTTCTGACCAACGGTGAAACTCCTGGCAAAGTCGGGATCTTGTTTACCCGTTTCAGGATTAATGCCATAGATATAATCCGACATCATGGTGGTATTGTAAGTAGAAGGGTCCTGTTTAAGCTCTTCAATATATTCTCTTGCCCGTTCCTCGACTTCTTTCTCTGCGTCAGGAATAAGCTTGTCGGATACGAATTGGGGATCATAGCCATAGAGAATATACGTGTCACCACCTTGATCCGTAGGATGTAAAATGTCATCAGGAAGCATTCTGCCATAATCATCATTACGCTTTATCTCGTATACCTGAGCATCCTTGTTCCATGTTCCGTCCTCTGATTTTTCAGGCTGATATTTATCGCCTCCAGCTGAATCGTAAGGATTGAATGTTACTTCAAAGTCCATGCCGGCTAGAGGACCGGATTGAAAGACTATACGCAAATCTTCTCCATCTAACCGATATTCGTTTGAGAAATGGAATCCCAGGTCCGAGTCTTTAAATCTCCATGCCAACCAATCTTTCGAAGTTTTTGTTCCATCCGGATTATCTATAGTATCAGTATATGTATGAGTTGTTACCATACCCGTCAGTTTTTCACGTCTAGGATAGATATCATCAAAAATAACGATCTGCTCTACAGCTTCCTCCTCTGTCATACCTTCATAGGCATCAATATATGGTACGCCTTCAGGCATCATCAAATGCTTGGTTACAATACCTTCGGCAGTTTGAGAACCTTTGTCATCTGAGAAATATATAGATGGGACATTACCTTTTACAATGTTGTCAATTGTGTAGGTGTCGCCAAGAGAAGCGGTAATACCTTCCGGCAAACGCAGCACATTGGCTGCTTCACCAGTAAAAAAATCTGGATTGTACACAGCATTAAATGATTTCCCTGCATTTTCACCAGAAATAAATGTTACAGAAGCGCTAGCCGATTGACTAACATTCTCTAAAGTAATATCTCCGGAAGATCCTGCAAGTACCAATGTAGAGGATATAGAAGATGGAAGCTGAAAGACAACATATAGCTTTAAATCTGTGGCTCCGCGTTCAATCTTTATGTCGCTATCAATGGTTATATTGTCTGTCAACTCCTTCTCTCGATTTTCATAGATAGTACGTACATTTCCTCCAAGACCATATACTCTCGTTACGTCATTGACTTTGTATCGGATTTGCCATCTCCAACTATATATTCCAGAAGGCAAATACTCTCTTTCAACAGGAGAACCAGCTGGATAGACCATTGTTCCTATATTGAAAGAAACGCTTTTACTATTCATTGCATAAGTACCACCGATAGGCTTGCTAGATAGCAACTCATAATTTAAGTCATTTACTCCTCCTTTTACATACCCGCTTGTTCTGACAGATGCCTTAAACTTTTCTTCGATCAGATCATCAGAAGAGAAATACTTCATATCAAGTACTCTCGATGTATCGGAAATATCACGTCCGCTTACTTGCTTGACATCAAAGATCAACTTTTTGCGATAATTAGCCGGAATATTACGTGTTGCCCCAAACGCATAAATACGAGTTGCGTATGAATCTTGGCTATCACTTCTATCCATCTTGCTGACATTCATTCCTAGTTCAAAGTCAACAGGAACGCCATCCTCGCAACGGCCAAAATGAATTACTTCTTCCTCTACCCACCACTCACATTCAAAACTCTCAGCCATTTGGTTGAGGGCATCGATCATGTTTACGTTTTCGTATGAGATCAATTTAGAAGAAGTATCTACTGTCTCATCTATTTCGCATTTAAACGTTTTGTCATGGTACTTATAACCTAGGACTTCCAAGTTCTTCAGAAACACATCCATGTGAACCTTTAAGATATCAGTAAGATTCCAGCCTGCCTCACGACTACCGCTATCAGGACTATAGAAAAACTTCTTATTTTTCCACTTCCAATAGTAAGCATCAAGCTTTAATTCGTAGTCATATCCCCCGGTAGTAGTATTGTAAGTAGGTTTATATAAGTCTACAAGCTCAAACAAACCAATATTCTCGTCATCAATGTAATCCCCAAGTCGAAAGTAGACAGGTTCAGCTAATGAGAACTTGAGAGTAATGTAATCAGAACTCATTAGCTGGAACTTTCTTTTACTACCTTCGTTGATAGGAGTAGAAAGACGGATGTTGCCGGATATGTCTTTGATGTCTACTAATTCTGCCATATCACAAAGTTCGTTGATAGAAACATCAAAACATAAAATCCGGCAACTCTATAAACCACAATTCGCCAATTGTGGTAACTTTATTCCCTATTCGCTGGATTCGGCTCGTTCAGCTTAACCGAAATCTTTGAAAACGTCCTTGCGATATTGAAACCGAAAGATTGAGAACGGAGGTAGTATAAGTGATATACCTCTTCGCCTAGTTCCGGAACTTTGACTGCAAATTCCCCCTTTGTTATTTCGTCTAAGAATGCCTTATATTTGGCAATATAGTCAGAAGGGGAAACTCCTTTTAGCGTAAAGGTAAGAGTCAGGTCCCGTTCGTCAACCTTTCTGTTTTCGATTATAACCCTTTTCCCGTCCTGCAGGCGTGATTTGTTTTCAATCACATCTTTCATCGGAAGTGGAGCGTAAATAGCTTCTATGAACCCGTCTCCCATATTGACTCCCCACGTCGTATAGGCGTCCTTGTTATTGATTAGTAGGTCTCCTGTCATAATATTACTTTTTTGATAATCCATTAGTATTTCGCTTGACTTCTGCAATATCAGCCGCCATCTGCTGGATAGGCTTCACCATGACGTTAGTATTGTCACGAATGTCTGTTATAGCCTCGTAAGAAAGCCGTATCAAATCCCTTGTCTCGCTAGCAATGTCCTTTATACCAGATGAGTTTGCACTAATAGTCAACATTCCTGCTTTAAGTTCAAGGATGGACATTGTTTGAAGCTGGTTTTGATTCTTGATTTCTTCACCGGCAATCTGAAGAGCAGTGAAGCGACCGTTCAACTCGTCAGCAGAATCCTGAGACATTGTAGCAAAGCCTTTCTTGGAAGATTCCTGGGAAGTAGATGTGCCGCCACCGCCTACGATCTGCTCCCATGCCTTTCTGTCTTCAAGAGCACCATTTACAATAGTATCCCACCCTTCTCTTAAGTCTTTAATATCAGAAGAGGTGATACCTCCCTCTTTGCCCATGGCCTCAGAAAAGGATTCATACCATTTTCTTAATTCATCTTCATATCCCTTCGCGAACATTTGAGTGAATACAGCCTTTCGCATATACTCTCCAAAATTATCAGCAAAGTCTTTGGATGAAGCATCCATGTCCATGAGAGTATCTATGAAGTTGTCAAACAGACTATCGAATGACGTCTGAGTCAATTGTTCTTGAACGGCTTTCTGAATATCTTCTATTCTCTCTCCACCTTCAATAATCTTATTGAGGTAGTTTTGAACATCTCCATCCAACTTAGACCAAAATCCAGGAGCTTCCTCTTTTAACTTTTCAAGCTGTTCAGCCGTCAAGTTAAAGAGACCGGAAAGTCTTCCTCCTATAAAATCCGGATCTTTGCCGATTGACTTAGCAAACTCGTCCCATTGATCCCATAATTCCTGACTCATGCTATTGCGAATACGAACACCAATAGAGTGGGAACCGGCAGATGCGCCAGATTGCAATCGTTCTCTTCCTAATATTTTATAAGACTCAATGCTTTTGTTTGCTATTTCAATAGCTTCATCTCCCGCTTTAGCAGCTTCGGGACCATAAGACATATCTATGTATTCTTTTTTCTTATCAATTAACTCATCCCATATTTCATTTAACTTGTTATACTCATCAACCATTTCATTGTAACGAGAATAGTCAGCACCACCAAAACCGAATAATCCGGCAATAGTATTCCCAACGCCCGCCAAAACGCTAACTGCACCTGTGATAGCACTAAAAGGTTTGGTTAAGTCTATTCGTTCCAGCCCACTCATTACTTGCCCGATACCATCCAAAGTCTTACTTATGGCTTCTGGAACCTTCACCCCAAAGTTTTCAAGCATTCCAACAACGTCATTGCCTGCATTTACAACCTCCATGCCTTTTTGCCCGATAGAATTTGCTGCTTGAGTTAACTTTGACAAAGCTTTTTGTCTGTCAGATTGAGCAGCGGCCAAGTTATTTTCTGCTTGGGTAAGAGTCAGTAATCTAGTAGTTAATTTCCCGTTCTCATCGGTATATACTTTAGTTATTACCTCTCCTCCCTGAATAACAGTATTTAAATCCTCTTGAGCCTTGATTACCGCAGATGTAGCATTACGATAATTATCTGCACTATTTTTCAGTTCTCCCAAGGGATTACGTACTGTTATTTTTAGATCAATTTCTTTGAAGGCATCTTGCAACGCTTTAAGATCAGTAGGTTTTATATCTTTAGCTGCTTTATTTATAACCTCTTTCAGGTTATCACGCATCTTAACCAGTGCCTCAGTAGACTGAGCATCAAGGTTTCCGAATATGTTTGCAAAATTGATAGATGATTTTAGTTCTTCAAAGCTAACTTCCTTCAGTTTATTTTCCTTCTCTTTTTCTAAGGACTTCTTAGCGCCCTTGGTGGTAGCTTCACTGATTTTAAGGTTATATTCTTCGTTTATGGCAGCTTTTTTTTGTTGAAATGTACCATATTCTTTAAGATATTCATTCCAGTATTTCATTTCTTCCTGATAAGGATAAATATCTTGTCGTAGAATAGTATTATTCAAAATTTTATCAAAAGCAGACGTATCTACTTTCACCGCAGATGCATCAAACGTTCTCTTCTTATAGTTCTTAGTCTGCTTCGCCCGCAAATTTTCCTGTTCATCAAAAGCCTTTCGCTGAAGCTCGATCTCTGTCCGGATATAATCTTCCCGCTGACGTTCTAAATCCTGTATTTCCTTCTTGTTGTCCAATTCACGTTGTGCGCGAATCTTGGCTTCTCCCTCTGTCATAGCGTCAATACGAGACTGGGTAAGTTGATTCTCCAGATCTTGCTCCTTGCGTTTCCTTTCGGTTGTTTGCTTGTCTAATAGTTCGGAGATTTTCTTTTGCTGGTCTACGATGGAGTTATACTCCTTGGTTGTTTCCCCTGTAATAGCCTTTAATTTAATTTTCAAAGCTTCAATCTCAGCATTAGTTTTTGCATAATCTTTACGATTTGTCATTTTCTTCAACTCGGCTTGTTTTAAAGAAATTGCTGCTTCTATAGCCCCAACAGAACCTTCAATTAAGGTATTTGCTGATTCTCCTCCAGCGTTTTTTATTTCTTTGTTACTTTCTTCATCAATGCCTAACGCACGCTTTATCAAAGCGACCATTTCTTTTTGATACTCTTCAGCCTTTTTTCTTAAATTTTCTTCTGCTTTTTTAGCAAAAGCTTCTGGACTTAAATCTTCTTGCTGCAAAGTTCCTGACAAATCCTTTCCTGATGCTGATCTAACAAGCCATGATTTAAACCTGTCTCCAAATGTTACCCCCTTCTCAGCTTTAGCATCTGCCTCAAGCATTGTTTGAATAGATTTTTCATATTCTTTAGCCGCTAATTCCATTACCGCAGCAGCTTTTGCTTTATCCATAATAGCCTTAATAAAATTTTCCTTATTAGTTATCAACAAATTCTCTGCATCTGCAACTGTGTTGATAACTATTCCTGTTTTATTAAAAGCATCCCTATTCTCTAAAATATATTTTTCTTGAGATTTCATATCTCCCCCAAGTTTTTTCCATCCTTGAGACAGTTTTTCTATAGAAGTTAATACTTCATTTGTACTTTTGGAAACCGCTTTTTGAAACTCTTTTGTTAATTGATAAGTTTCAGCAAGTTTTTTATTTGCTTGTCCTAAGTTACCAATCCAGCTTATAATCTCCTTCCCATACACAGAAAGTAGAGTTAAGCCAACAACAAGAGCAGTCTGCCAGCTAATAAGAGACTTTGTCAGTTGCTGCCAAACTGGAGCAACAGCCTTGACATCTTTATTTCCTGCAGCTAATTCAGCCTTAAATGCAGCATATTCTTTTCTTGCTTTAGCAATCTCATCTACAAGGATAGGAAGGTTGTTTGAGATTGCAAGGAAAAAGGTATTTGCACTGACAGCCAAAGACGGCAATTCACGAGCCACCTGCTGTACAGAGAAGCCGAGCCCATTCCATGCACTTGCATAATTACCTACATTTCTTTGAAATCTGCCAGAAGCTTGTTCAGCCGCACTCAATTCCTTCTGAACATTTGCGATTTGGGCCAACAATGCCTTACCAGCATCACCGTTTCTTCGCGTTCTTCCGAGGTCATCATAATCCTTAGTCAATAGGATTATTTGCTTTCTGAGAGCAGTTATACTACCCTCTTCGGCTTTGCTCTGAATTATCTGATCCTTCTGTGCCTTAATTGTTTTTCTGACAGCTTCCTCTTCAACTAATCTTTGTGCTGCCAGTTGCTGCACCTGTCTTAATATTCCAATTCCGGAAGTACCTGTTTTCTCTGAATCAGCAAGAGCAACAAAGCTTTTCTTTAATTGTTTTATCTGCTTATCCGTTTCTATTACGGCTTCTGTATTAGCCACAATCCATTTATTTGTGGATTGCAATGCAGCTGTTTCTTCCTTTGCCTTTTTGACTGCACCATTGGAAGAATCAATGTCATGCTTCAGCTTTTGGATTTGAAGGTATTTGTTTTCATATTCTTCTAATTTCTTAGTAGCTGATGATATCTCTTTCTCTAATTGTTTTATAGCCGCATCACTATTGGGTATCCTTGCAACAGCAATTAGAGACTTTTTCAATTTATCTATTTCTTGGCGCAGTTTTATAATGTCTTCGACATTAACATCTGCGGTAAATTTCATTCCTGCCATGTGACTTTTACGTTTTCGTTACCAAATGATTCCTTTAACTCTTTCTCCACGGTTAGGCTTGCCGAATCCAGAACGTCAAAACCCTTGCTAGAAACAAAGCTCGCATACTCCATTCCATCGGCGAACACAACACCGTTTTTGGGTAGTTTCCCATATATAAGCAAGTTCTCTGTCTTGCTTTTGGCCCCCGCATGTTCGCTATCTGCCGGAACATATAGATAAACGATATTCCCATCACGAACTACAGCAGCCCCCGGAGCATTACGAAGATTCCACGTATGGTTCTGATAAGTCTTCTTGCTACTCACATTTCTTTCCTTTTGAGTGTCAACTGCATTATGCGCCGCTTCCTTCATAAGCTCATTTGCATACTCCTCCACCTCTTCAACAAACTCGTCCAGTCCCGACAAATCAACCGTTACTTCCATTACTCATCAAATTTCATATTTTCACCAAAGAAATCCTTATCAGATACTTCCTTAAGTACCTCCCCATCGTATACAGCGTGCAACTTATCTTTTTGCATGATGATCAAATTGCGATATGGGATTTTATAAACGACTTCATCATAAGACAAATGAAGGCTATCCATGAACGACGCAATTTGCCCTAGCATACAATCATTTCCTATAATCTCTGTTTTGCTGTTAGATTTGCTACGTTCTTCGCTAAACCTAACAGCATCGTAAAATTTTTCACATCTATCAGAGAGTAAGCCGCTGTAAGACCGGATAATACTTCTTCTAAGGTTCCATGAGACAATTCTCCAGATAATGAATCATTTCCATCTATAAACCAAGAAAGTGCGCTAGAAGCGACAGAAATGTCCTTCAATGAAGATATAACACCCGCGATATCCTTGTTGTCATCAAGGACTGCAAGATATGCCGAAGCACCGGCTATTTTATGTATTGTAGGCGGATTTACACGGTACATTTTCCCATTTACAATGATCGGAATGAAATCCTTTCCTGTGATAGCTTCTGATATAAGTATGGCAGCTTTATTCATAATGATATTTATTAAAAAAGGGTGAGATACATAAACCCTCACCCCTCACCACTTTATAATATAGATAATGTCTCTGCTGATCGCGAAGTATCTTCCTGTCCAGACCTCTCATAGTTAACAGCAGTTCCAGCGTTCACCCGCTTTGACTTAGTCGTAGAACTATTCAAATTGAGAGAAGTATCAGAAGACATGGATGCGATATTGTCAACAGTTCATGCAGCATCTACTTTTTCTCCGTCGAACATATAGTCACTCTTCACGCCGGCGCTAGGATTTTCCATAGCAACAGCTGTTACTCCCAAACCAATATTTTTTTCCACAACATTCCCTTTAGCAATGACCGCAGCATTGGTGAATACAATATAGTTTCCGGTCTTCGTCTGTCCAACAATGGCTTTATTGATAATCCCCGGAGTATCAGAAGCGGCCCATCCTGCGTCTGTATCAACTTTTTCACCACCTTGCAGATCTACCTTATCATCAAAGGAGAAAACGCCCATAGTGAAAGCAATTGTTTTAGCCCCTTTTTGTGTCACATCACGATAATAGATGCTACCATTCAACTCGTTAATATAATCGGTATAGTTAGGATCATCCTCCGTATACCCCCAAGTATCTTGATGAGAGTTCTCAACTTCTGTAGCAGTACCTAACCAAGTTTTAAGGCTAGTTTTAGTTACAGCAGAAGTAATAACATCACCGTACCAAATCTTTTTAATTCCTATAAACGGTTTCATATCTTTTTAATTTACGTTTAATACTTCAAATAATAATTTCACATTCACATAGTAACAACATAACTCTTTATCTTCCTCTATTCCGGTAGTTTCAGAAGAATACCGATACCATGAACCGTCATATTGCCCTACAACTCCATCTTTGAACATTTCTTTAGCCTTCCTTTCCAGTTCATTCAAGCGAATAAGATCAGCCTTCCCCGACCTTGATAAAGGAACGCAAAGATTAACTTCAACGTATCCCTTCTCCCAATAAGTATTGGGCTGTTGAGTTTTGGGATAAACTACAATCCTTTCAGTATTTACCTTACCTTCAGGTATATTACCTCTCTGGTATACTTCGGATATCTCAAAAGCCTTGCAATCCTTAAATATTATGTTCGCGATGTCTGTTGTTGCAATCATATCCAAATATCACATCTACCTTTAAACTCTTCCGAATAACACTCGGCATTTTTCTTCACTTTACCTTCTCTAACAGTATTATCGTCAGAATCCAAGCATCTTACACGGCTTCCTAGAGGAATCTTGCCTCCTTCGTAGACAACATGATAATTGTACATCCAACGTTCACCATTTACCGACACTTCCTTTTGTTGTGAATTATCATGGCAGAAGCAGTCAGCTACATCCTGCCAAGATTCTCCACCGGTTCCTGTAATTAAACGCCCATACTCGTCATTCTCTTCCGGAGTAATAACTTGTATTTGCAATTTATGTGGAGTTTCTTCTAGCATATTACCAAATATTAGATGCGTCTTTAATGATACTTATTCCAACCAAAGCTGCCGTATCGTCATTAGGAGTTATGCCATACATCTTAAACATATATTTTGCATAGTTCAACAGTGTATCAGCCCCCCAAGACTTAGAGAATCCATTCTCTGAGACAGAAGTAGGATGAGTAAGGATTTTATCCATAAACTTATCCACCGAACCGGATATCTTCACTTTTGTACTAATGTCCACATCGGAGCTCGGATCAATTCCCAGCCCCAACGCGAACTTTTCTACTCCAGCATCTGATATGTCACCAAGCGGAGAAAAACATTGCTTTATGTAGTCACCTGCTGTCACGATTCAACAGTCAATGAGTAGATACCGTTAATTTCAGTGATGACCGGCAAAGACAATGACTGAGCTTTAGTAAACTCAACACCGTTTGAATTGTCAGTCTCACCCTTACCCCATTGAGATACCCGGATTCTTCCGTAGTTTGAGTAAGTAACACCACGCTCTTGCCTCAATTCATTATCTGCATAAGCATTCTTGATAACTCCAAGTTTACCGGCAGGAATAAAGACAAGGTTTTTATCATTCCAAGGTTGATAATCCGTCAACTTACCGTTATTTTGGATTCGAGTAGTACGTCTGATAATTTCAAATGCCGGAAATCCATTTTGACGCATGAATTCATTCAATCCGCCAAGCAGCAGAGGAGTACCCATCTTGTCTGTACCGTAAATCACCTGCTTCATCTTCTTGTTACGAAGGATGAAAGATAGTCTCTTTTGGGAGATTAGAATCTTGTCAAATGTAACCTTATCCTGAGCAGCGTCCAAAATCTCCTGCAAGTCTTCAAAACAGTCTACTGTACTTTCGTTCCCCTGCACCCAATCAACCGTAGTCTTTGCAATGTTTTCAGACGGCATCTTATAGTCAATAACGCCTCTTACACCACCTTCAGGATTGTTGTTTGCATCAAAAGTGAATACTCCCTTGTTTGAAAGAGCACCCAAGAAGATAATATCCAGTTTGGACTGTACAGAATTTACCACCTTTGTGACATTGTTCCACATAAGATTGATTAATTGCTGAGTCTTCTGATCATCCGTCAGCATACGAGAATCTAGAACCTGAAGAACCTTGCGATAATCCTCAATAGGCATAGAATAACTCATTTGATGAGCAAGAACCTTCTCCTTCAACGTTTTAAAGCCCTCGGTTCCCATAATAGGCTCTTTACCTTTAGAGTCCAAGGTCGCAGCTGCAACGCTTAGGTTATACTGTCCGATTATTTCTTCGAAGTTCAAACCAACAGTAGGGGTGTCCCAATCCAAATATCGTTCATAGATATTCTGGTCAAACAAACGCTTTCTCAATTGAGAAGCGGCATCAATACGAATCTGTACCTGTTTGGTCAGTTCGCCAAAAATAGAGCTGTAAAATAATCCCGGCATAGCTTATTGTCTTACATATTTAATACTTGGATTATTCTTCATGCACCATCCGCCCAAAAGCCAATCTTCTGGCATCGGATAAGCTACTTCTTTCAGAATAATCACATCATAACCTGCAGAAACAGTCTGAAAATCCATATTGGTTTTATACTCCTTGTCTGTTTCTACCACCGCATTTGGCACATCTGTCCCAACGACAGCAAAGGCATTAGCCGTAGCTCCAGTCAATGCGGCAGCTAGCGTAACGACATCGTAATCAGCATTCGATCTATCAATGCTATTAATAGCCTGTTCGTTTTCACCAATCTTCAGCTTATCGCCGACCTGTACCAAACTTCCTTTTACAATTCGCGGAGCAGAAGTTGTTCCTCCAGATACGATCTTAACAGCCTTACATACTGTGCACTCCATATTTGCAAAATCCAACGCAATTGGAGTACCTTTTCTGATCAAAGTACCTTCTGGAAATGTCTGCTTGATTTTGAAATCCCCAGGGATAACTTTACACTCACCTCTCCAAAATACGGGGAATCCGCCTTTAATCTGTCCTTTTTCAAATTCAATAGCCATAGTATTTGTTTTTAATTAGCGTCTGGCAATCCTTCCGCCCACTGTTTAGCCATTTCTTTGCCTTTTTCAGCTGGAGTGGATAAAGGGAATGCCGAATCTTTTGTTTCAAGCCCTGCGGTAACAATATTCTGTTTGATGCCTGAAAGATAGGTCGTAATTGCCGTTTCATCCATTTCGTCAGAAATAGCAAAACCTTCTTTCATTCGCCATTCAGGGATACCCAGTTCTTTTGCTTTTGAAGAGATTAGACTGTTTCTCTCAGCACGTGACTTTTCAGCCTTAAATGCGTCATTCTCGTTTTTTAACGTGGAATAACGCTGTTCCTGTTCAGTCTTGTACTTTTTGAACCACTCCGGCTCCTCGTTTTCTGGTTGCTGTTTGTTCTGCTCGCCCCCACCTGCAGCCTCTTTCTCCTTTGCTTTATTGACAGCATCAGTTACCCGTCTATCAATACCGCTCTGAAGAGAGGTTAAAAACGTTTTTTGCCCCTGTACAACAGTTGCCAAGTTATCTTCAGTTACTAGGCCTAATGCAGATAAAGCGTCAGCCTGTCCCTGCAAAATTTCATCGCTTAACCCTAGATTTGAGTACGCTAGTTTTAAAGCTTGGAAAATTTTTTCTTTCATGATTAGTTCTTTTATGCAAATCTTTTTAAATCAGCATAAAAATACAATGCGGTGAGTCTATATGAAAATTATCAGATTGCGAATGAACCACAATTCGCCAATTGTGGGAAATTTGCTATTTCTTTCCCTGTAAATAGGAAATTTGAGGTAATTATGGATGGAAATAAGAGAAACGGGCAAAAAGAAAGGCGGATGTTAGTCCGCCTTATCTTTAGTTACTCTATTCTCTTTTATTCTCCTCAATATATCCTGTTCTCCACCAAAAGGTAAATAGAAATCAGATAATACGGTATTCATAAGCTTCGGAGCCAATAAAGCTCTTCCTGTAGCAAAGACATCAGGAACAAACTTTTCAATAAATTTATTTTGAACTTCAAATGTCGTTTTATCTTTTTCGTTTGGATATTTAATAATGTCATAAATATCACTTATACGCAATGTATAAGAATACTTTAATGACACTATATCAACATCTTGTGAATTCTCAGTTAATATATATTTTACTTGTGCATGAGCCGTTAAATATGATTTTTCTTCATTTACACTCATACTGATCCCAAAATAAGGAGACACGTTTTTCTCGCAATCTTCTTTAGTTTCAGGAAGCCTATCATAATCAACACTAAAACTATCTTCTTTTATTGAGACAATGCGCACCTGCAATTTCTTTTCCATATCAAAGCGATTCTGATTTAAATTTAAAATCATTATAATTACTTGAAGAATGCTTCCCTTTCGAAGGAATATTCATAGAGTCAACAGAAATAGGAAACATTACTATAATCGGCTCCTTCTTTGAAATTACTTCTATTATAGGCTCTTTTAATACATTCTCAATAGACTTTATTGTATTAATTGTAAAATTATGAGTACCTCTCATCCATTTACTAATTTCAGCATCAGATTTACCCAATAAAGTCGCTAAATCTTTTTGCTTTAACCCTTTGGATTCTAGAATTTCATGAATCCTATCAACTATTTCAAATGAAAAAGATATAAATTCTCTAGTTTCATTTGAAATACGTTTTCTTCTTGCTTCAAACAAACTATTCTTTTTCATGCGTTTTAAATCTTAAGTTTCCTTCTAATATTTTATTTTTATAACGAATCTGATCGTTTTGTTTTCGAGAATTAATAAACCGACTTGTTTCAATTAATAATTGAACATACCTTAATAATATTGGACTATCTTGCCAAGAATTAGCATCCTTTACATCGCCATTTCCTATAATCAACATATTATCGGATAATCTCAAACAATATAGCCTTATATTATTTCCAATCTCTATCGGGATAGCACATACTCCATCTCCATATCTACCTTCTGGCTTAAAATATCTTTCTAACGCTCCTTTCTCTGATATTTTTTCTAACCACGACAATATAACATCTATATCTTTATCAAATTCACATCCTTCTGGGAATTTAAGCAGAAACTTTTCAGCCTCTGTATACACATCACCTTTAAATCTGATTGTATAGAAGTTAATGTTGTCATATTCTTCAAATAATTCAATAGTATATTCTATTTCTTTCATAATTAACTTATAAGTTAACTGTGCAAATATACAATTTCAACACCAAACAACAGCACTTGTTTGATCACTAGCACCATTATTTTAAGTAATATTTAGATTATTAACAGTTACAGCACCTACATCTTCACTATCAAGAGCACCAGTTTTATCACTTAGATCAATATGATTACGAGCAATTATAATAACACAAATAAAAACCGCCCATCTTTAGACGGGCGGGAAATGGGTTAGGAGTGGATTACAAAGTTGATTCCGAGAAATCCAATTTGTACACGATCTTCCCTTTATTGTCTCTTTTGAATTTTCCTATGCAGATAAGCTCAGGAAAACCTGGTTCAGGTGCCCAAAAAGGAACGGATACTGTTTCTTTTTCAGGAACCTCTATGGTCGCTAGTAACTTTTCAGCTTCTTGCTCGCATAGTTTTGTCAACTTTTCTATGTTGTCTGTGGTTTTACCGCACTTAACGACAATCTCATTTTGTTGCTTTTCTTTTTTCATGATTATATTGTAATATTTGAGTTAAGATTGCGGATTGACTAACTCCCCTGTGGCTTTATTTAAGACCAGATGGCATTTCTTCTTCTCCCCTGCCCTAGTGGTGGCATCAATGTCTACTACTATGTTATTGCCATCTAGGGAGTATGTGGATTTGTTTATTCTTATCTCTTCATCGGTGATGGGGGCCCGCCAAATTAGATATTTGTTATATCCCCATTTTGATATGTCAACACACATAACCATATTATTATAGATATATACCATATTACTGTAAGATATAGGTATGTAATCATTCCTTTCAATTTCTTTAACCCATATTTCAGCACCTGGATCATTATTCCCAATTGTCTGCTTTAAATCACTATCCAATACTCCAATTTCATAAATTCCTGTTCTTACAGTTTTATAAATGGCAACATATTCTCCATACCAATCAGCTATTGCTTCAGGATAGAAGATAGTTTGTTCGAAACCATAATAATATTCCTTATCAAAATACTCTTTTTTAAGAACTTTCCCATCTTTTATTTTCAAGATGAATTTATGTGGGTGATAAGCCATATCTGCGTATAAGCTAACCAATATATAAAGATGATCATTCTTTTGTAAGGCACTTTGAAGGAAACACCCTTTGACTATGTATTCTCTCTTATCTCCGAACCCAAGATCATGGGTATAATTTTCGGCTTTGTCCTTGATGGTAAACACTTTGTTACCTGATTCGTCAATAGCCTCTATATAGTAATCTCCATCAAAGATATAGGCTTGTAGTTTTAAATCACCTACTGCAATAGCACTATCTATTTTGTATTTTGGAGGCTCCGGCTCATTTATGGTGTCTTCACTAGAGCTACAGGCTGCCAATAGCAATATTGCTACTAAAGGGAATAGAATTTTATTCATGATTGTGTGTGTTAGTTTTATTGTGCACCTTTTAATTCTTCAATCTTAGATTGCGCATTCTTAAACGCAGATATTAATGCTTCCGCATTCTTGACAAAAACTGTACTTGATCCATATCTTTCAAGCTTTATATACCAAGAAGCTTTTCCTTTAGACACATAATAACCTATTTGAAATCCATCTTCAGTTATAAATTTATTTTCCAAATAATCAGGATTGCTTTGAATATCAGAATTCACTTCACTTACGAGTTTTTCAAGCGCCTTGTTTACTTCAACTAAATCAGAATATTCAATCATGGCTACATGAGCAATACTTTTTGAGGTCTCCCCTTGTTCAATCCGGTAAAAATAAGCATTTTCTTGACTATTTAGAATAGTTCTTACTCCAGTTTCAATACTTCCCATAAAGAATAATGGAATATTGGGCATTTTCACATCAACAAACTTCATGATAGAACCTGTTTTTGATGTAAACTCCTCAAATTTAGTCAATTTCTTTGATTCTTCTTTGTTTTGCGAATAACAAAATACAGACATTATTACTGCCAAAATAAATAATATTTTTCTCATAATTTGTGTGTTTATATGTTCGTGGGCAAAATAACGGACAACTGCTCACAAATGCAAATAAATAGTCATATATCTTCACGCATCACGCAAAAAAGTTGTTTTTTCTTGCTTTTTTCAAAAATAGTTTGTACGTTTGCGGTGCTTAACATATTTAAATCGACTGTGCAGGCGGAGCTTGCATTCTTATGCAGGCATTTTTTATGCTTGTATTTAAAATATTGAGGTATATTGTACCCCCGTGTGGAACTGTAATGGAACCACAGCATAGTCGATATGTGTTAAGCAGCGGGAAAGGCAATATACCTTTTTTTATTGTTTATGCTTAACAATATCGACAATCATCATCGGACGAATAACAGTAGTTTGATGGCGACGTTAATCCACGACACGGATAGAATGAGTTCACTTGAAATAGCAGAACTCACAGGAAAACAGCACGCACATATTATGCGTGATATTCGTTCACTTTTAACGCAAGGAGTATCACAATCCAATTTTGGATTGTCATCCTACAAGCAGCCACAGCCAAGAGGAGGATACAAAGAACTCCCCTGCTTCGAACTCACCAAGAAAGGCTGCCTGATCCTAACATTTCAAATTCTGCCCAAAACATTTGCTGTATTAAAAAGTATTTGTATCTTTGCAATGCGACACTTTTATATACATATTTGGTTTGGGGATTTTTTATGCCCAATAGTAAGCAACTGCATAAAATATAAGCAGAGGTTTCTCCGTACATATTCGCCCCAAAGCCAATATGGAAGTGTCGCAACTTGGAGAGATTCTCTGCTTTCTCTATTTATTAACTTTTAATTTTCATTGTTATGCGACACTTAAATGAAAATTACTCAAACAGCAATAGCGTTGCTGTATTAAGTACGTCAACTCACGAAACGAGTAAAGTTGAAGTTTACGAGCATCCTTTATTTGGCAAGATTCGTATGTTTGTTCAAAACGGTAAGACTTGGTTTTGCGGAACAGACATTGCGACATCTTTAGGGTACTCCAACACACGTGATGCGATAGTAAGACATTGTAAATCACATGGGGTCGTGAATCACGACGTCATAGATTCAATGGGAAGAACCCAGCAAATGAAATTCATCAGCGAAGGAAACGTCTACCGTCTGACAGCTAAAAGTCAAATGCCAAGAGCGGACGAATTTGAAAATTGGATTTTTGACGAAATCGTCCCATCGGTAGTAAACACCGGCAGCTACTCCGTGCAACCTCAAACTCCGCAAACCTACCTCGAAGCCCTGAAAGCCCTCGTATCATCGGAAGAGGAAAAACAACGGCTGGCACAGGAGAAGCAGCAGCTGGAAGAGAAGAACGCCAAGCTCCAACCAAAGGCAGACTTTGCCGATGCAGCCTTCGCCACCGACGACAAGGTAGACATAGGAATGTCCGCCAAGATTCTAAAGCTAGGATTCGGGCGCAATACCCTATTCGACAAGCTAAGAAAGGCAGGAATATTCTTCGCCAACCGCAATGAGCCCAAGCAGAGGTTCATCGATGCCGGCTACTTCGAGATGAAAGAGAAGTTCATCGAGCGCACCAACCATCCGGGATTTGTCGTCACCAAGGTTCTTGTCACTCAGAAGGGATTAGCCTACATCAACCACCTGTTTGGCGGAAAACCTTCTGATGGGAAGCTGGCTAGGATAGTATAACCATCCCCTTTTCTCAATTCATATTGCAGTCCGTTTGAATGCCGGACAGCCAAAACTATATCAAAATACACGAAAAATAGAAAGTTATGAACGCACAACATTATACCCCAAGCGAGATAAGAGACGCCTTATACGTAGCAATAAGACAGAATGAAGAGATAAGCAGGATCGGCAGGGAAACTGCCATTGAAAGCCTTAGAGTAGCCCAAATGCGAGAGGAAGGTTCGAAGAGACTGGCTTCTGCCCTAGACAGATTTGAAGCCATATGCTGCGAATTGGGCGATATTCCACAGCAGGCAATGATGAAAGTAGTGAGATGCTCCGGAAGGCCCAAACGTCCGAAATTTGACCTAAGAACGCTCAACGGGCATCTTGTAAGATAAGATAAGTCAGGGGACATCGGTCCGACACTGAAGTTGACGCCAATCGACGGGAAAGGGTAGCATGTAGCTGCCCTTTCTTTATGTACGGATTCAGAGAATATACTTCTTATGTTCAATCAGCGCATTTGCAACGGTACGGGAAGCCCTCCTGCTGGTTATTTCACACTCCGCATTTCCCTGAATATCTTTTCTTTCTATTTCGTCAGAAGCAAGGGCTTCAATCAAACCAACTGCCGCAAGCTCAACTTTGCTCATGTTGTCACGTATGCTTTGATTTTTGGAAAGACCTTTCTTTGCCCGGATCACATTAGTAGTTCCTCCGTAGAGAGGCTCATATATGGCATTAGTGCAATTACGAAATCCATCACCCGATACACCATGAGCTGCCAATGTCCTTGTAAACATATTCCTAGTTCCGATAGATTTCAGACGTTCAGCGGTCCAGTCTGCAGACTTTCCTCTTTTCTCGTATGCTTTTATGTAGCGTTGGCCAATTAGGTCCGGATTCTTTTCTTCTTCGATACGCTGGAAGAAAACTTCGTTCACTATTACCGCTAAATCCGCATCAAGATACTTTGCATATTCCAAAGCAACCTGCCTAATGCCATAAGTACCACCTCCTTTTCCACGTTTTGATTTTATAATGCCATTTTGGGCGGCATTTAGAAATCTGCATGCAGACACTATAAAGTCAGAACCTTGTTGAGTATTCTTCCAATCATTAGGTCTTTTAGCATCAGGACTTCCAGCGATTACCCATAAATCGTTAAGAGAATAAAAATCACCATCTCTACCAATATTCTCTAAAATATTAGCGTCATACTTTTTAATTTCTGCTTTCTTTTTCATAGATTTGCATTATTAAATAGTTAATACTATCCCCATTAGCGGCTCGGACACTTCCGCTTCTGGGGATTTTAATTTGTCCGACTTTGTAGCAAGCGAGGATTCGAACCTCTAAACGCCCTATCGACTTGCTTAACCTTATTTGTTCTATTTTTCCTCTTATTTTTGTATAACACCCGTAATTTTTCTGACTACTCGGTCACTTCTTTGGTCTGTTTATCTTATTCAGAAGATTCATTTCCATTTGAAGAAGCCTGCTTTTCACTCTTTATAAGCTCTATCTCTTCCTGTGGAGCATCCGTCAAAGCAAGCATAGTAACAGCCAGATCAAGAGAAATAATTCCATCCGAATATAGCTTACCGATAGCTTCCCATTGCTTCTCCTTATCTTCATTGAATGGTTCCGCAAATTCGTGAGTAATCTTCAGCCTGGATAACTGGTTTCTCAGATGGATATGGGTAACATTCATCATAATAGCCAGGATAAGGTTCTTTTCCCGGTCCACAAGTATATCGTAAGTCTCTTTTAGATTGTCCCTTTTAATGTACCCTAGCGTCATAGCACGCTTTAAAGCCTCTCCAGATAGTGTTCCCATACCTTTCATGTTTTCGAATGAGAAATCGGGCGTAAATGAGTCGAATAGAATAGAGTTATTCAAGTCTTTTTTTTCACTATCTTTCATTGAAGAGTATTCAGGAGGAGCTAGATAGTCAATAGCACTGTTCTTGTCTTGCATTTGGATTACTTCCCCAACCATGCTTGGATCTGATAAAGACTGGAGAACATCTGCCGTTGCTTTTACTTTCGGGTCTGCAAAATAATTATTAGTATCAGCGGCTTTGGAATCAATATGTTCCTCCCTGTCACATCTAGGCTGTGTCCCGTACCAAGCCTTATCCTGTTTATAGTAAATTACGTTGATTTTACCAGATGGATTAACCAACGGCTCAACTTCCCACCCAATATTTGCTCTTTTGCATCGGAATATGTAGGATGGCGTTTCTATATCAAAATGCTCAACTGTTCTATTGCCCTCCTTCAAATTGTACCCATATCCAAATGCAATCATATTTTCGTATTGATCGAAAAGCGGACGGAGAGTATATCCCTTAGATTTGGATATGACCAAAACCTTTACTCCCGGCCTTCCGTTATCATTAAATATATGATATACTTTTGCACTTTCAGTTTCTGCGCCGGCCAGCCTTTTTGCTTGTCTCATTGTTGTATGAAACCTAGTATTCTGAAGAAACTCGTTATATGCCTCAAACGCTTCATCTGTACCTTCCACATCGTTCTTCCATTTTATAGGATTACCCAACAAGAAGAATAACTCTACTTCATTGATATACCTTTGTCTTGTCCGAGGTAGCTTTTCTGTTCTATAAGGTTCTTTGCCTTTACGCGGCTTATCTGGGCGACTGTTGACCTTATGAAACTCCGGATTATACTCGACAATAGCCTCATTTACATCAATATCTCTATCTTGAAGCAGCGAGATAACCTGGCTTATATCCCTGTCTTGGATAAGCCTCATTAAATCCCGTTCAACTCCTAAAGAATTAAGCGTTTTGTTACGCAGTAAATTGAATATAGCCTCAATGTAATTCATATCTTTTATTTTAATATAGTCCTAAATCGTCTTTATTGTATTGTTTTGGTTTTAAGATTCTTCCTAATACTTCTCCCAATACCCAATATCTTGCAGCATCAAGTGCGTGATTATATTTATCAATTGGTTTATTTATATAATTACCATCCTTATCCTTATCCCATGTATATTTCCTTAACTCATATAAAATATTATATGACCTTCTAGTTACTTTCAAGTTTAATTCTAACATTTTATCTATGCCTGCTAGAATTGAACTTTTAGAGTTTATATTTGACTTATCTACCGGATAAATAAGAATGCCTGAGTTTGATATTTCTTGTATTAATCTTGGGTCTGCACTTTCCGATATTACTTTTAGCCTAAATGGCTTAAGAGAATCCGAAATGTCCCCAGATAGCATCCGGGTCCTGTAAAACAATTCATCAAGATATAGGTCATTATCAATAAGCGCACATTCAATAGCCGCAGAAGGATCGTTTGAATATCCAAAATCTAATCCAACACCTCTCTTCTTAGCATAATCGGGTATAGAATCTACAATCTCAAATCGTTTAAATATTGCACCTTCCGCAACATCAGACCATCTTCCAATAGCTACATGGGCATATTTCTCCGGCTCTTCTTCTTTCATACGTTCCATCTCTTGAATAAACTGAGGAGAAAGGTTCTCTATGTTATCTAAATAAGTAGTATGAATATGAAGAACATTAGGATGAGTGGAAATCTGAACTTGTACACCGTCGATCTCTATCAATTTGTGCGTTTTTTCAATGTATTTCTTATAAATAAAGTGATTCGAATCTGTCGGGTTCATAATAATAATCACTCTATTTTGAATCCCTTTTTGCCTTATTGAGAGAACTAATTTATCAAAGTCCTCTTCTGAATTCCATTCCTCTGCTTCGTCACACACAAAAGTAGTAAGCCCCTGTATGGATTTTAACTTTGCCGTTTGATTTCCTGAAGATGTTCTGATACCCCTAAACATAATTACACTATCTGAAAAGGTATTGATAATGTCTTTTTTAGTTATATCAAAGAAATCATTAGTTCCCTCTAAATCTATCTTTTCTTGAAATTCAGGAATGACCGATATATCTGCTGAAGTCATTGTGTATCGGCTGTACAGCATCTTATGTCCAGATTCGAATGAAAGCCTTTCTATAAACGTACCAACATTAAAACTTTTAGCACTTCCACGACCACCGGTTATGAGAGTTATTAATTTATCCGTGTTATTATACAACGGATTATATACTTCTTGAGTTTTAATGTTAAACACTATCATTTCTTTTTTGATCTAGCTTTTATCCACTCTTGAACAGGGATACTCCCTTTTACATTCAATGTACTTTCTTGTTTTTCAGCAAGACCTAATTTGCGAGCTATTATATTAGCATTAAAGGCTCCTACAGTAGCCCCTTCCAGCTGCTGAGTTTCTATTACAGATTCTATACGTGCAATGACCGACAAAAAATCTTCATGATTAGCTTTCTTAAATTCCCTCCAGAAAGTTTCACTAGCATCACAATATAACATTAGACCACTAAGTGTATATGGCCGCTGTGTAGGCGATTCCTCCTTTTCCTTTGTCTTTCCTTTTGTTTTATTCTTAACAACTCTCCAAGGGTTCTTATCGCACCACTCAAAATATTCACAAGCAGCCTCCCATAACAAATCAGGGGTGGCAAATAACATGTCACGCCCATGCTTGCTTCTTAACTTCCAAAATTGATTTCCTTTTGGTGCTGCCATCTCTATTTATTAAAAATTAAACCCTCATCTCTTAGATGAGATACAATTTCACTGTAAATATACTCTATATCCTTCCGAAACCCTTTATAATTATTGTAGAGAACGACCACAGTTTCAATATTGTGGGAAATAAATGTCTTATCGCTGATATTTACCGATTCTGCAATCTTATCCCGAAGCCCCCTAGGCATTCTCCCCCCTGCTAGAACACTAGGAGCATACAGGAATAAAATGATGAATATGAACTTTTTTCTGTTATGAACACTGTCTTTGTATCCCGGACAATCCCTTAAGTTGTTTATTTCACAAAACCACTTATATATGGATGGGATATAGTCCAGATCAGACACGATAGGAGCAGATAATTCAGATTCTCTTTCCGACAATCTTGATTTCTGCTCTCTTATTGATTTTAATTCTGAAATTTCTGAAAACATAGCACATTTATTTAAAGTTAATAGTATATTTGTACTATGAATTGAGGAAAGAGGACTTATCTGGTGGTTCGGGTGGTCCTCTTTTTATTTTGTCCTTCTTCCCCATACACATGCATTGTACAGTGCATAGGCATACATCTTAAGTTCCCTGCTGTTGCTTATATATTCCACATTCATTGCTACTTTAAAGCAATCAGCTAGAAGGTTGTTGTCTATTTCTTGGTTCATAATCTTAGTCTATTAATTCAAATTCATAAGCCCACACGAACGGATTGCTTTCCCATGTCCCTTTGCCCGAAACTTTGTCTATCAAAGCGGAAAAAGCATCACGAGGAGTATTATATAGTCCGATATGTTTTTTATCGGAAGCACCAACGAAAGAATAGGCAATACCGCCATTTCCATTTGCAGAATCAAGCCTATAAATTCCTTCTTTCATGCAATCTTCATCGCTAATGTCCTGTAGGCGTTCAACCTTGATGTCGGTGATTTCGATATGGTGGGGCATCAGATCGGCTTTCACAAACATCTTGTTAAAAAATCCGCTTTTCTTTGGCATTATAGGATAACCATCTTCGTCTAATTCGTAATCGGGAATATTACCACAATCCTTGTAGCTTTGTGCAATGGCAACTACTTCGCCAACTTTATATTTGGGGAGAATTTGTCCGCCATCAATCATACGTTCATCTTCGTCATACATACATATTTCAGTGACTTCACCAGAAGGTCTCTTACATACAAAATATCCTGCAACGTTTACACCTCTAAACTTTAAAGGATAAGTAACTATTCTTCTCGTCATAGTCTTCCGACCTTCTAATACAGCTTGTGTTAGAGAAAATTTATCGTTAAACATTATCTTCTTCATGATTCCTCCTTCCTATTATTGCTTTCGTTTTTACTTTGATTATTTCGATTATACTTCACATCTTCCCAAGCAGTCACTATTGACCAGAATAGATTTAATGCTGTCACAATTACAAGAATTCCTGTCAACCATTCTATTCCCAGATGGTAAGATATCAAACAAGATATAAATGACAGCCAAAATGTTATCTCTTCAAATTGATAGTCTTTCATTTTATCATCCTTCCTCTTCTAAATAATAACTCATTTTCATATACTCTTCATAAGTTATTTCCTTCCAAAAAGTAACTATACATCGTTCTTTATAGTTTTTCAGAAGTAACTTATGTATTTCTGCCAGGCTGAAACAGCCGTTATTTTCACAACGAATTCCAGATCCAAATCTACCCTTGCAACGAAAGGCATAATAGTAGTACTTTTCCATTTTATTTCTCCTTGATTAATTCCGGGTGATCGTAGATGTTAGCAATTATTTCCATTCTTGCAGTGTCGTAACCACCAAGAATATCCACCATATCATTTTGAGGTTCTTTCATTTCTGCCATGAAACAAGCCGTATCTTCCGAATACCAAACTTCAATTATAATATCAAAGCCTTTGATTATATCCCCTTCATAGATTTCTTTTCCGTTCTTGTCATACAAGCCGGTGAACTGACCTATGGTTTCAAGACAAACCTCATACATACTGATGCTTTTCCCTATTTCGATATCATTTAAGGATGGAATGACAGCATACCTGTCCTCTTCGATCTTAACGAGGGAGCTATACAGCCAGTCTTCGCCGTATATGCTTTTGCCTCTGAATTTTATTGTACGGTCCATATTTATTTCTCCTTCTTTAATTCTTCAATAAGAGCATCTGCTAAATCCATCACCTCCAGTTCCCATCTAATATTTTTTATAAGCCGATATGCGGGCCTGTTAGTTAGCCAAAGAAGTATATTTATCATAAATTAGTCAACCTCCTTTCTCTCTAATCCGTTATTATTTGATTCAAGAGGAGGAATTGGCATCCACGCAATTGGCTTCCATAAGGGTGGAACACTTACCATGGATGAATAAACAGGTTCACCTCTGAAAGTATCGTAAATGTATCCATCCATACAGAACCATACATCATTGCAGTATGTGCCATTAAATATCGCACCATGCTCGCACATGATAATAATATTCTCGTTATCATCCGGCAATCGTTCTTCTACGCTAATCCAGGGGGATTGCTTTGCTTGACATTCTGCACCTTTACGAAACATATTAAGCATTGCATTCCTTTGATAAACCAACTCGCCATCAACTATAGTTGCATAGCTATGATTGATTTCTTTAATAGCTTCTTTTATTAAGTCACTCATATCTTGATTGTTATGAATTAGTGTAAACACCTTCATCGCAATTCTAAATGCGTGACTGGCATTCACTTACTACCTCTTTTAAAATCTCCGCACACTCTTCATTTGAGTAGTTTTGCAGCAATTCATCAATATGCTGTATTATATCATTTACTTCCATACGCTTTCTTTGCCATTATGTTAATTAACTTTATTGTCTTATCGCTCAATTTGCCATTAGTCGTTGTAATATGCTGAATGGACTTGTGTAATTGGATTTTGCTCATATCTACTTTCGTTTTGAGAGTTATTTAATCCTTTGTAATCTGTCAATTTCCGCAGCAATGAGTGCACCTGCTTTTGCTAACTCTCTTATTCGGTCGTCAGCTGTAGGCTTCCACCATTCGGGAGAAAATGGGAACATGATAGGTACATCGGTAGAATAAACATAACCACCATAATCATCTCTACAAAATGTAGGGATAGCATAAGTTGCACCCGCTAAAGCTAGTTGTCCGGCTGTGTATAAATCATCTTCTTCCGGTGTCCACCCTTCAACTTCAATTTGTCTCTTGCGTTCTTCTGCGATAATCTCTATTCCTGTTTTCATAATTATTCTTCTTTTCCTAATATTTGCTGAAATGGATCAAAACTCTCATTTACTCGTTGTATGCCATCTATAGAATCTTTCATATTTGTACACTGTAAACTACTCAAAGCGTTTGCAATTCTAAATATAGGATTTCCCATACGAATATCAGTAAGAGTATCAATCAACTCTTCTTTACTTAGTTGTTTCAACTGCTCCTTGATTATATTCCGCATTTCTTCTTCACTCATTGCTATTTTTCTTTCTTTAGTTCCTCACAATGTAACTTATAAGCATAGGCAAACATCTTCAAAGTAACAGGCTCAAAGTGAAAATCTGCTTGTTTACCTTCTACTACAACAGAAACACATAAATCTCCATCACAAAAATCAATATATGCCATAGCATTGTCATTCCCTTTGATAGAAAAGGTTTGTGTCTGTACGCTATCCATGATTCACCTCCTTTCTTTTAAAGTGTTCTATTAGCTCTTCTACGGTTGCCTTGTGCGAGGGGATACCCATAGAATCAAACTTATTCTTAGGAATTTTCCATTTATCCATACAGCATTTTAGGAGTGTTCCCTTCTCTATTATAACATCAGGATTTATACGACTTACAAACCTTTCCTCAAATACAAAAAACTGTCCATTATCTGTATCATCCCTCAATGCGGCAAGAGCTAGGAATAAATCCTCGTTGGCTCCGCAATCAATAGAACGAGATAGCTCTTCCGAATATCCTAAAGGTCTGTTTAAGTAATATTCTCTATTTGCAAATAGATAATTTCCTCTATCATCGTCAATACATTCAGGATGCAAATAATACCCCAACGCTTCCAACCTCTTCCGAAGCTCCAGTGTATTCTCTCTTATAAAACATGATGTGGTAAATCCCATAGTTAACTCCTTTCCACACTGTTACGAATAAAAATGCTTGATAAGTTCTTCGGCTGTTGCCTTGTGAGTTTTTGAGTAGTCGAATTTAATTAACTGGAAATACTCTTTTAGTTCAAGAAGAGAATGGATATCGCTGATTACCCATTTCTCACCATCAGTAAACCATTGATGAATATCTGAATCATTTCGCAGGGATGCTAAAGCAAGAAACAAATCCTCATTATCTTCACAATTAATGAATCCGGCTAAATCATTCAATTCACCGAATGATATAATGTTCGTAGATACTCCACAAACACAAGGATATGTAACATTCTCTGGTATTCCAAATACTTTTCTATCGCCTATACTTTTTAAAGCTATCATTAGACGATTAGCGTGATTTCCATCTTTAACAGCCATATAGCATGGTGTTGTAAATCCTTTATTTTTCTTCATTTCTTTATTGTTATACGTTAAACCTCTATCTCAAACTGCTCACTTTTTGCCGATGGCATACATTCAAGAATGGAAGAACCTACTGAAACGTAATAAACACCATCTTTTTCAAGTGGAAGCCAATGGAAGTAGCGTCCTGTTTCTTCGTGCATCACTGGAATCCCAAACCTATTAAGAGGCTTACCATCTATACCTCGGAATTTTTTACACCATTTGTCTATAAATTCTCGACCCTCCTTCTTTCGTTTATTGATTTTCCAACACGGATGCTTCTTATCTTCATTATTCAGAACCAATTTTTCAGGAACAAACTCCTTGTTTTCAAAACCTATAAGTGTATAAAACCACTCGGCAGTGAAGCCAAACGCCCAAACATAACCGATGCTATCTGGTCTTGAACCACAATATTCCTGAATCATATCTTTAGCTTCGTCTTGTTCACGCAAAAGCCGTTCATTCATTTGTTTCAGTAGCTTCTCAAGCGCTGAACCTTGTTTTGCTATTATCTTCATATCTTACTTGTTATTAGTTAAAAATATGCGCAAATACACTCTTCTCGTCAGACAGCTCAAGATTTAACTGGGACGGGAAACACTTGATGTAATTATAGAATTCGAACATCTTCTTGTCATCGTCACCGCAGCGATCTATCAGCAGCTTGATGAAGGCAAGGAGACAGTCTGAGTCGTTTCCGAAGTTCTCCTGAGTAGAAAGCTGGGTCTTGTCTACATCTTGTTTCAGCCGGCGTATAGCTGCTATCGCCGTGTTGAAATTGTGCTTGGCATCGTAACGCAAATCATAGCCCTGTTTTTTCATTTCACTTCTCATATCAAGGAGAAGAGTTTCTACGACATCTGCCAACACATACGTTAAGTTGAGGGTCGTATTAAGATTTGTTGTTCCTATTAGCATAATTTATGTGTTATAACATTAAACATTTCTTTTGCTATCTGACGTGTAAAACTTATCAAGATTCTCCTTTTGCTTGACAAACTTTCTTTGACATAGCATTTCAGATATACTGTTGGAAAGCTCCAAAGCCTTTATAGCTTCTTCATCGCCATCTTTAGCTCTTGATTCAAGTTCAGCACGATATTCCTCATAAAACAAGCCATTCGTCGGCTTAGCTTCTTCTGCATTGTGAGCTTTATGTTCGTTATATGACTGATTATCAGCAGTAGAGCAACGCTCTTTATTGTATTCCTTAAACCAGCTCATAATAACTTGACCGTCAATGCGATTATATATCTTGCCATACTTCATCTTCATAGCATTTTTAAAGCACAACTTGATATCGTCTAGTTTCATGTATGCATATTCCTCAATAATCAGATCTACGGTCATTGCAACTTGGACATCAGACATCGTTTCTGCTGCATTGAAGAATTCTAATGCGTCAGCTAGTATATATACTACTGCTGCACGAGCTTTTGTCTCTCCAAGATTCTTAATTATAGTCCCAATCAAAGGTTCATGGGAAAGAAATACGTCTTCAATCCTTCTTGGATTCAGCGCCTTGCAGTATTGCTCCGGCGAGTTGCTTAAGGCGGCTAACTGACTCCCTTCTTGTTGTCGCAGTATCAGCTCGTTTTCCATTATAATTTCCCTCCAGTATCTTTGTATAATTAGCTTGTTTAAATATCCAATCAAAATCACATTTCCAGTTGTGGTCATTGCCCCCGAGGAGAAAAGAACTTTGAAGCACAAGGTTAAATACAGTTCTAATGCTTTCTTTGCCGTATTGGGCTATACGTGCTTTTACTGCTTTCTTCCGTGTTTCAGTCATTGATTTTATAGCCGGAAGCTTATCTCTAAACAAGCTATTATACCAATTCATCAAACCTACCCAATCAATTTTTTGGGAGTGGGACAAAGAAAGCTCGTCTTTCTTTTCTTCTCCGTTAGGAGAAGTTTCTTTATTATTTTCCTTTTCTTTTCTTTTCTTTCTATTTACTTTTACTTTACTTTTACTTTGTTCATTATCGCTATGATTAATTGAATTATTTGTGCAATTAATTGAATTGTTTGCACAATTAATTAAATATTCGGGGATAATAGTCGTTTCTTTGCGTTGATAAGTAGCAAGAAGAAATCTCTTTTGAATGCCAGAAGATGTGAGTATTTTATATTTCTCATAAAGTTCCTGATCGAAAAAACCAACCTGTAATGATTTTATCAAAACTTCTTTTACTGCGCCCTCGGAAACCCCAACTGTGTCAGAAATAACAAAAGGCAAATCTTCGTCCCACAAAATGTAATACCCTTCATCCTTGTAGATATTACACAGCAGGCAAATAAGTATAGAAGTAGATTGAGACCCACAGGCCCGTGATATCTTTCTTATCTTAACATCTGTAAAGAAACCAACATCCATAGGGAAATAATCTATTCCCTGCTTTGTAGGTCTTCCAGCCATAATTGTTTAATTAATACGCATGAATACAATTTCTCTTACTATCAGCGACAAAACGCCGTTTGAGTATAAAACAGTAGGCAACACGTGGATTCCCTTTGGCTGTGGGAACAATAGTTCCATTATTGCATTTTGCGCAAGTATCTGGTCGGATAACTTGCTTGTCTGATTTCTTTTTCATGATTAATATTGTTGTAGGGCTACTGGTAGGTAGCCCTGTTGGTTATGATGCTAAAAATACAGGTGGATAGTTCCTCTTTTGATATTGGTTTCTTAAATAGATAATCAGATTATCAAAACCGGTTATAAATCCTTCATTAATTAAATCTGCGACCTTCTTTTCAAGTCGCCACAATTCTCGTTGTTTCTTTTCGTCACCGAATTTATTGCGAAGCATTTTTTCATGTTGATTAAATACAACCCAATTCAAAGCTTCACCAATCTTTTGCATGGCTTTCGGCATAAAGTCTTTGGGGACTATCTTCATAACAGCAGATGAAAGTTCCTTGTAAGCGTCACCTGCATCATTGCGGTAGCGGATCATTTCGTCTTGAACGAACTTTAACACCTTAACCTTGAATGCAGGATTTAACCACATGGCAAAATCCAAAAACATGAGAGGTGTCATATATGTACCTCCGTTTTTACCTCTTGTTACCACAACAATAGATTTTGGAAAGTTCTTATAATCATCACTTTCCAAAAGGTGGGAATTCCCGTCTTTAAATTCAGGCTCTTCCATAAGAGCTTTAACAAATTCTTTTGTTTCTTTTAGCCTAAGATAGTCACCTATCTTTTTAATATTATTCTTATTAGCTTTATTCCACTGTGCAAGCAAGTTTGTACAGTCAAATTTACCATCACAAGTCCGTTGGATTATTTCAAAATCTCCCATCGGACGAACCATAATTTGATTTGTCTTCATATAATTAAATTTTAGATTACTCTTCTAATTTCGTTAGCTCGTTGTATAACACGTATATCGTCCCTACATCCGCTTTAAATAGTTCTAGATTATCTTCGTCAACGCAAGAGGCGTAATTAAATAGAAGATTTACTAGCTCAGAGGCGATTTGTTTAGGAGTTCCTACTTCGTTGAAGAACTTATTCAACTCTGAAAGATCGTATTGCTTGTTGGGTATCATAGCAAACCTCCTTTCTTCACTGAAAGAAAACACACGATAAACGGTACGACAAATAAGAAGGGATTAATGAAAGTGAGGACTAACATTAATAGTACGGATGTTGCTTTTACGTTAGCAACTAACGCAGACTTATGGTTACTATTATTCGCCTTAACTCTGATTTCATTGTTCGTTGGCATTTTCACGCTGAAATTTGAGTTATGTATATAAAGAAAGCCGTTAGACTTCCCATTCGCGCCAACGAACAAAACAGCAACCATTACGATTAGCAGTTCCGTGAGGGAAACTAACGGCTTATATCTTTCGGATATAACTTACATTAGGGTATAAAAAACACCGCTAATAGTAATGAGTATATGTCTGTTCGTTGGCATGAACACCGCAAAGATACACTCAAATTTCAAAATACCAAATGAAAATCTTATTTTTCTGCTAAGTAACCATTCACAACTTCTATAAATTCCTCCAAAGACCGGCAGACAACATACTTCGCTCCTATACTATCAAATTCCTTTTGATAGGCTTTTTGGTGGTCGCTTTGTCTTCCTGTCTTAGTCTTTAATTCAATTCCCATAAAAGGATAATACTTGTTAGGGATCAACAGAAGTAAGTCAGGGAAACCGGCACGTACTCCCATCTGTTTAAACTTTACAGCTTCGATAGCATTCCGTTTACCGCCATTAGGAGAATGATGCAACCTTAGCCTATATTGAGGATATTGTAAATCGAACCAGCAAACACAAGCTCTTTGCAAATCATCCTCTTCATGTTTTGGCTTCTTGCGGATATTCTTGCCGCAATACTGGGCTTTCATTTCTTCGAATGTCATGGCAATTTTGATTTTATTTCATTGAGAAGCGTTTCGTTACTTGTATAATATCCCAAGCCTGTTATATCACATAAGTATCTTTTAAAATCATCTGGAGATTTAAATTCTAGATACTGAGTACCGAAAGGAACATTAAGTACTCCTTTCTCGTAAACTTTATAACCTCGCTTTTCAACTTCATCAATTAGTTCCTTATCTTCACATTCTTCAAGGACTTCATCAATGTAATCGTCAAGATCAATCTCAACCTCTGTCATTACTTCTACGGTTCTCATTATTTCTTTGGAGTTTCTTTCTAGTTTTACGAATCATATCTTCATCTCTCAAATTATACCCTCTAATGAGGATTTCTGACGTTTTCAAGCACCGGACTATCGTCTGGTATTCTTGTTTGGTGATTGTTATTTTCATGTGGGGCAGTTTAGGAGTCGAACCTAAATAATTGCATTTGCAATACATAAAGCACTTCGTACGCTTTCTTTATGCTCTCTTTACCATTGAGAATACCTCCCCATGTTTGCCCGCCAATCTTCACAGACAAGCAGGCTGGGGTAAAAAGGTTAACAAAGCTATTTCAATAGCTCACTCTTGCGGATTATAGCCCTACCAGTAACGATCGTGCTTTCCGTATTATGAGATAATGTACTTTGCCTAATTCCTATCTGATCTTCGGATAAATGGCGAAATATACCCGTTACCGAGCTGAAGTAATAGTTCCGCTTCTCGAAGATCAGGTAGATATGGATTACTTTAGTTCTACGCATTTCGCATTATTTTATTTCAAAACTTCCAAATAGCTGTTATTTGGAATTATATAAATTCTTTATTTCTTTCAATCTCTATACTTCCATATAAAGCCTTTACAGCTTTTGGTTATTTTTGATAAACACGAACAAATTCTTCCGGTTGAAGTGTTATAGAATTTTGCTGCATCTGTAATCCGTTCCCATTCTCTCATAAATATGCCGTTTTTATCATATTGCAAAATGGCTTTCTCTCTTAATGAAACAGGTTTCACTTGGCATAATTCATATCTCCATATATAACCGTTACTTTGTTTGTATTTTCCTCTACAACAAGCTGATATACTACCACAATTCGTAATAGAGTATTCCCTGCAAGCATCTGACATACAATCCCATTCTCTAATAAACTCTCCATTAAGAGAATATTGAAATACTTTACGATGTTTATTCGCTTCAATTCCAATCTTTCCATTTAGTTTATCACGAATGGATTGCAATCTTCGCTTATGGGAAATATTATTAAATAAATTTTCCCTTTGAGTTGCCCATCTTAAGTTTTCAACCCTATTATCTGTCGTAATAGTGTTAATGTGATCTATATTAGGCTTCCCCAAAGGGTTTTGGATAAAAGCTTCTGCTACCAGTCTATGAACTAATTTCTGTTTACCCTTTAATGATACGACATAGTAACCAGTAGACTTTAAAACAAGTTTCAGATTACGCACTCCATTGTCTCCAGTTGACAGCGTTTTTCCGTAAAAATGTAAAGCCCTCACATTGCCTTTATTACTAACTTGATACCAATTCTCATATCCAACAATGTCTTTCCAAATTTCTTCCATATCTTAAAATATTAAAGATAGCTTTTCATCCTTCCAACTTCAATTTCCATCAGTTGTATTAGTCGTTCCTCGTTTGGGGCAGGGAGATATACAGAAAAAGCTTCATTCATTACAGACCAATTTCTCCATCTTTCTATAGATAGCGACATTTCTCTCGTGTCAAGCTCGTAAGTATGCCTTATGTATCTCACTTTCTCACCAGCTATTTCTTTATCTACAAAATAAATGTCCTTGTTTATTTCCTTATATATTGACTCTGCTTCATCATTTGTATATCCTGTTTGCGTAGCCCAGTATCCAATAAGAAGCCATAAATAAGAATTTTGATTCAGGCTTCTTTTAGGCTTCTTCTCTGTAAGTTCTACTATTTTCCCGTTTTTAACAAGCAAAGCGGAACGAGATTTAAACTGTTCCGCTTGCAATGGATTAGAAAGATCGTATAACATTTCTAGAATGGAAGATCATCCGATGGTGAAACGCTGGGAGCCGAATCAATTTGTTCAGCAGTTGGAACATTAGGTTGTGGAATATATTCTTTAAAATCACCACAAAAGTAATTTACCCCGTCTTTTCGTTCTTCCTGTTTAGGGGAACAACTCATGACATGAGTATGACCATACGTAGATGGTCGTTTCCTTTCTAATATAGCTACATTGAGATATATTTTAGTACTACCATCCTTACATTCTACTTTTTTGAATAATTCTTTCGGGATATCCGAAAGACAAATACTACCTGTTAGAATCATTTCTTTTATTTTTTAAAGGTTATACTATATGATGTTGTACTTTGTTTAGCAGGAGGAAATAATTGAAATATATCTCCTGTATCCTCATCAATTTCTGTCTTAGATTTTGAGAGTGTCTTCAAATACTTTTCCCTTTCCTTACATTGTTCATCTATAATCTTTCTTTCCTCCACAAGACGTTCATAAACCGGATCGTTACAAACAGAAAAATCATATGTAACACCAGTTTCCTTTATTTGGATTACTGCACCTAAATAGCCGGGAGACTCACCTTTCCCATATTTCTCGCATTCTTGTATTACTGCATCCTTTATGTTTTCATCCTTTAAAAACGTATTTATTGTTTCAGAAATACTTTTCATCTGAACCACTGCATCAATCGGATTTATATCACCATCAATAACTTTGGAAATAAAAGCATTAGCCATTTCTTTCTGTTCCGTCTTGGAAGATGGGATTCTGTTGATTATTAGTTTATTACTCATTGCAGATTATGATTTACTTTATATTGATAATAATTTTCGGAAATCTTATTTATGTCATCATTCGTACATCTATAATTCTTCTCTATCAAATTAATTATAGAAAAACGTTGTTTATTTTCTCTTGCAAAAGATTCATTCCTATAAATCCATTTCATCAAATCTTCTCTTCCGAGAAGAGATGCGTTTAAAACTTTGCGATTATCATTTTCTATTTGTGATTTATTATACTTGGTAGAATCATTGTCCCAATACACATCAGCAGCCATCCCCAAAGCCTTGCAAGAAACAGATATAGCGTCAGTTAAAGCCATTTTATAACATTCGTCTGACGTATATGCTCCATTCTTTTCGTTAGCAACAAATGAAGCTCCTCCAACCCCCTGTATTCCTTCACTCCACTCCCCATTATATTTGACGAAAAGGTTGATATGCGCAAAGCTTGATATTTCTCCATTTGCACCATGCTCATTCCACATTTTTATAATCTCATAACGCCAACCAAATCCGCAGGGGCCAAATTGCTCCGTTAGAGTTTTAATTCTCCACATAGGATTGATATCTGTCTTTCCTTTCAAACGACCTGCTGAAATTGTTTTTTTAGCATTGTCTGGAACTTGCCTTATCTTATCGTAAAGTTCAAGACAATTATCATTCCATTCCTTCATATCTTATATTATTAAAGTGGTTAAAATAGTTCCCGGATACCGAACCAACGGACACCGGGATTAAATCAAGATAATTTGCGGATAACCTCACCGCCATATGAATTTCTAGTTAGTTCAATAAACTCATAGACGGTAAACTTATCATTGTCTACATCTATACCTTTGTCTCTACAAAAAGATTCTCTTCCAGCCTTACAACTTCCGGTAAGTATATGATGCCATACAAATAATTCCTTAGCGGAATACTTTTTAGAAAAGTCAGAAAAATTCTCTTTGAACTTATCAATTCTTTCCTCTTCTGTACTATCATCATAAAGCTTTTCTTGCAAAGATTCAAATGCCTCGTGCAGAGTACTACCATGAGAAAACTGATTATTTCCTTTTACTATAAAACAAGGAGTAAGAGATAAGTCGGACTGGAAGATAAATCCTTTTGCGATGTTACCTTTTACATTTGTAATTATAGTAGGTATATTATCTACTATATAAATAGTATTCCCATTTACAGATTTTACGCCAGAGCCATCGCCATCGCCATAGCCAGAGCCATCGCCATAGCCAGAGCCATAGCCAGAGCCATAGCCAGAGCCAGAGCCATAGCCAGAGCCATCGCCAGAGCCAGAGCCAGAGCCATAGCCAGAGCCATAGCCATAGCCAGAGCCATAGCCAGTATTTAGAAACTGTTTTATTTTATCTTCCATCACCTTGCCCATACCGCTACACTTTCTATTGATTTAATAGCTTCCTTCGAGCACGGAATAATCTCAATTGTATCCAGAATCTCTATCTCTGGAACCGTTACTGTGAATTTACACTCACATGGATTAGTCGTACCATTAATTGCTAATTGAGATATACTAGCTGCACCATCCCAATACCATAGTCTACGACAATTTTCGAGCTTAACTTCTCTACCATTTCTTTCTACTAACTCTCCGAAAAATACACCGGAACGATCTCCTCTTACAATTACTTTCTTTTTCATGATTATATATTATTAAAGTGGTTAATCAAAAAGCCCCGGACAGCAAAGCCATACGGGGATAATTCAAAACTTAAATAGCGGACTGGATACCGCACGGAGTCCTTTACTCCGGGGTTAGAGTTAAACAATAAATTATTTGCGTAATATAATATCTATTTCAGATTGTTTATATAATCTTTTTCCACCGACTTCTGCGGGAATTAAATAACCTGTCTTAGCCCATCTCCACAAAGTTGACCGATCAACCTGTAACTGTTTACAAGCATCTTTGGGCTTTACGAAAGTCTCTTTTTTCTTAGCCAAAATAGATTCTTCAACTTCTTCTTTTGTTTTTTGAATGAGATAATCTGCGAATGCTTTTAAATCTTCAAAATTCACATTAGCCGATATCTTACTCCCCCCAAGATTCATAATCTCTTGAATACTCATATCTATCCCCCTATTCTTTTTGATGCACCTCTTTTGAACTTCTCTCTAAAAGCATGAACACAGTTAACAATAGCATTATAATACATGATATTGTTTCGTTTCTAGTCATTTCGATTTGCAATGCTAGGTGGGTCACCATAGCAAGAGCAATGACAGCAATAGCATTTTGAATTTTATGAATAGTTTTCATAGAACATTATTTTTAAGTTAATACTAAGCGGCAAGCATTAAATCACCGTCCATTTTAGTTCTCATTATACGTAGAGCTGTTTTTGCAGCAGGACGAATATTACAACGTCTCATGTCCATTTGATAATTCGGCGTAATAGCAAGTATAAAGAACCAAACAGAGAAGAATAACTCAATACCGTGCTTCCTAATCTCCTTCAAATCAAAGTTTCTTTTAGTCCTATCACATAACAGGAATAAAGTAAGCTCTACGTTATTGTTAATGCCTAACTTCTTATGAATATCCCTAATCTGTGCCTTTATGGTCCAAACTGACTTTTTGAGCAAATCGGCAATTTCATCTGGGGTTTGTCCTTTTGCGACTTCATTAGCTACTTGATACTCACATTGAGTCAGAGTTTCCATCACGAAATACGTTTAGCTCTAAAAACTCCCTTTTTATAGTCCAACTCTCCTTCTCTCTTGATTATAATTCCAAATCTGCGTCTAACACGATATCGAATTGTACTCATTATTCCATCATAAGCAGATATCGGAAATTCTACTACTTCATTTAGCTTCATTTCACTGATTGATTTTGTCCAATCACCAGTTATTTTTTTCACTTCTTTTGCCATAAGATTAATTATTTGATTATTATTAGTGGATAAGCCCGGATTCGAACCGGGAATGTAAATTCAAGAGCCTCACTGAATGTCTGGCTTACAATCTTACTCTACTAAGCGTTACCAATTCCGCCACTTATCCAATTAAAAAGGTGCGCTATTCTCACGAACGGCACACCCTACAACACAAACACAAAATAAAACACGACAAAACAAAAAGTTTAAATAGCTCCCCTGAACCAATTCGATCGGTAACCTCACGTTATTATCAGGGGATTTTCTTAACTTTGAAGTGTCTAATTTTAAAATTAAGAAACATGAAGAATTTTATTGAATTAAGTGCCGATAATGGCAAAATCCTTGTTAATGTTCAAGCTATTAGTAATGTGACCAAGTTAGAAAATGGTAAGGGGAGCATTGTACTAATATCTGCATTATCTAATGGATACATGTCAATTGACACCCAAGAAACGTATGAAGAAATTAAAACTTTGATTCAGGACTCTTTTTGATCCATTCGTAAACTTTATTGGCGGCATCTTCAATGCTGCCGCCAATTTGAGGTCTACATACAACTAATTTCATACACCACTTGCGCAATCTCATATCATTGCGCTTTCTAAAATACTGAACTACTTTTTTTATCATAATCATATCAATTAAAGTTAGTGCCCGCGATACCTTCTACGGATTCTTCCACGTATCGAGACGTGACGGGCTGTATGTTGAATCACTTAGATAGCGTTATAGCTCGCCTAACCTGCTATATGCTTACTGATAAAGACTTTTCGGACTTCCAAGTGATATATGTAACTAATTCGAACCTTCAACCGATCACGGCATTCCTGCTACGGTTGAATTTCTTTTCGTATGATCCAATATGTCAAAGAACTAATCAATGTACCCTGAAAGCGTTTTGCTCGCTTCTTTCGTAGGTTCTAACCTAACAGAGCCTCGTAATCTTTTATTATTCGAAGAAGGTTACTGATAATTTCTTCTTTCGTTTCTTTGCTTCCAGCCAGCATCTGAACTGTATATTCATCTCGTTCTTTCAGATCGTCCGTGTATTTCCGAAGGAAAACTAAGTTTTCGTTTATTTTTTCTTCACTCATTATCTCCAAGAACTATCGTAGTTAGCATACTTATCGGCGAAAAACGCTTTCAACACATTACCCTGTTTAGACTCAATGGCTTTCGGCTTCAATGATTCTACATATTCATCCATCTTTAAGCGAGCGTCCACCCAAGAAATACGCAAGGCAGATTTAAGAGAATAACCATACTGGCGTACATATACCCAAGCTCTCTGCATGATGGCTTTCATATTATATTTGCCGTCTTTTACTAGTTCATAATCTCTATTTCTCATTGTCTTACCTATTTTTAGTTATGTAAAATATTTGGTTTTCTCACTCAAACTTCGCACCTTTGCAGTGTTGGATGTTGTTTGATGTTGCAAAGATACAAACTTTTGTTAGTAAAGCAAACATCATACAAACTTTTGTTGATACATAAACATCATTTAACACTAACAATAGTTGGTATATATGAAAAAAGAAATAATAAAAGAAGCTTTTGAATACTTAAGAAGTAATGGAGAAGCCCATACACAGCAGGATGTAGCTAATAAAATGGGAATTAGTAAAACTAATATTTCACGTGCTTTTAATGGAGATGAAAAATATCTCACTAAGAGTTTCTTAGAGCGTTTCAATGAAGCCTATAACAACATATTTAATTATGATTGGTTAGTAACAGGCGAAGGAGAGAAAATAAAAAGAACATTCAAGCCTATTTATAATGAAGCTGCGCCCATCCAACAAGACGTAGTTTATATCCCGTTAGTTAATCAATTCGCTTATGCGGGATATTTAGATGGATACACAGACACAACTTACATGGAGCAATTACCTAAGATACCTTTTATAGTTGATAAAGAAGGACATGGAAATTATATAGCCTTTGAAGTCAAAGGCGACAGTATGAACAATGGAACCGAAGAAAGCTACCTAGAAGGAGATAGACTTTACTGTCGTGAAATACAGCCCCATTTGTGGGTGAGTTCTAAACTCCATCTTCGCAAATGGGATTTCGTTATAGTACATACCGATGGAATAATAGTTAAGCGCATTATAGATCATGACGTAGAGAATCACACCATTACTATTCATTCATTAAATGATATGTATCCTGATCGAGTTATTGATTTATGTGATGTAAAGCAGATTTTCAACGTTATAGAATCAGTTAGACCTAGAAGAAGATAGAATAATCATAAAAAAAAGAATTATGGGAATATTTAATTTTTTAAGCAAGAAGAATGAACTGAAAGATTTCTTCAAAATTGATATAGAAAATATATTTAAGTATAATCCTCAATTTTCTCATTCTGAAAAAACTGAATCAGGTAATGAAGTACAACATTACAATTTACAGTTAAAAGAGTTAGAATTAGAGCTTTTTTATGAGATTGAAATACTAAAAGTAGGAGAAAACGAGTTCAATCTAGTTTTTAAAGGGAAAAATAATACTATTACCAAAGATTTAAAAGCTCTCGTTAACTTCTGCTATAAGAAATATGGATCAGATAGTATGGGGAATGGAATAATAGTAGATTCAGATTTGGCAGATGCAAAGAACCATTTATTTCTTCGTTTATGGGGCGAAGTAATGATAAGCAACCACTATGGCGATAATAACATAGGCATGACATTATTCAATATAAAACAAATTAGTATATAACAATGAAAAAAGTATTATTAGTATTTGCAGTATTAATGGTTGCATTAACCGCTTCTGCACAACTTACTTCAAAAGGAAAACCTACTGTTCTCAATTCTTTCCGTATGGGCAACTGTAAACTTATAGAGACAGGTACATTGTATAAGATCGAATCTACTATAAAGGAAAACACCGACCTTAAAATGAATATTGAATTGGGAACCAAAGAGGAAGCTATTAAACTCATTGAATCGCTTATTGAATATGAACCTACAAAAGGGGAAATAGTATCTCTAAACAATCCAACTAACAATACGGCAGAGTATAAATCAATGCAGGGAGGTTGGCAATTCTATATATCTGAAATGAAAGCACAGTCATCATGTGCCAGCAAAGGAGAATTAAAGAAAATGCTAAAATCTTTAAAAGAGAAATAGCCATATTCACCACAATGGAAGTAGAAAATTACCACTCATTTAAATTAGCCCGCCTAAAAAACGGGCTTTTATTTTATTATTAAATCTCTCCACACACCGAGATGTTGTGCGAATGTTGTGCAACAGTATATAACACAAAATCGCAACTATCTAATAATAAGATAATTGCGATTTTACTATGTGACCCCGGTGCGATTCAAACGCACGACCTTCAGAACCGGAATCTGACGCTCT